ACAGCAACAGGATCTTTTAAAGTAACAAATCCATTTGGAAGAGTATACAATTACTTCTTAACAGCTTCAGTAAGCGCTTCAACAGACGCTGTACCTTATAGCACAGGAAGCACTCAATATATTGCAGTTAGTGGATCTAGCACTCAGAAAGCACAAATTATAGCATCAACTTTAACCGCTAATAACGATTTATTCTTATCTGCTTCAGTTAGCACAACATTGTTGGTAGCTAGCGCTAGTTTTGGCGGAGTAGATGGTAACAAAATTATTATAGCTGGAACATCTGGTTCTTCTACTTTAAGTAGTCAATTTACTGGTGGATCTGGTACTTCAAACTGGCCTTATCAAATGCCATTCACTGCACAAGGATTGTACATAGCATTAATTGGTAACGTAGTTGGTACTACCATTGATGGTTCAGTATTAACATTCACATCAGCTTCTGGATTTATACCAGGTTTGTTTACAGCGATATCTAGTTCTTCAACTGCATTAGGCATCATCGCATTAAAATAATAACTAATGATTAATGCATTAGGTAACTATATAGGGTCTTCTGAAAAGATCGATCCAGTTGTTGTAAGCGGATATGCTCAAAACATAAACATAGATCCTACTTACGCTTACATCTATATCTATTACACTTCAAACGATTCAAGTTCTTTTAATGGAACTGGATCATTTATGTTTGACGAGACAAAGGATGTAGAGTATTTAATTATTGGTGGAGGTGGTTCAGGAGTTTCATTAGCTGGTAACACTTACGCTCCAGGAGCACAAACAGGAGATTATCTTGGAGGAGCTGGTGGTGCAGCAGGCTATTTAATTTCAGGATCTGCTACATGTAATGCAAAACAAACTTACGTTGGTATAGCAGGTGTTGGTGGTAGAGCTACAATTGTAAATCCAAGTCCAGCAGGAAGTGGTAGCATGAGCTATTTAACTGGATCTGGTATACAATTATTTGCATCAGGCGGTGCAGCTGGATTAGGCTTTAGAACAGGAGATTTCGATACTATTCCTATTACTGGTCTTAATGGAGGTAATACTAGAAAAGTAATAGATGGTGTAGCTACTAATTATACTGGAGGCACTGGAGCTTATGCTAGTGGTTTAGGAAGTAAATCTTGTAACTCAGGTGGAGGTGTAGGTTCTTATTCACAAGTTTGGTTACCAGGCGGTGGAGCAGGAAGCGGAGGAAATGGACAAAGCGGTGCTATAGGACAAACAGCATCAACATTCTCTGTAACTGCATCTTACGCTGGTGGAGCTGGCACACTAAGTACAATTACAGGAACAGCAACTTACTTTGCAGCTGGAGGTTCAGGTGGTTCTTATCAAAATGGAACTGGTTCAGCAGGCGCAGGTCAATTCGAAAATGGTCAAATTGCTACATGGTTAACCTCTTCATTGAGTACTAATGGTAATACATTACCTTACGTTGATGGACCAGATATATCAGGAAATGGAGGTGGTACATTGATAAACAACGGATACGATGGAGAAGGAGGATCAGGCGTAGTCATAGTAAGATACAATAGATTACAAAAGCAATTAATCTAGAAAACGAAGCAAAACAATAATATATTTTTATAATCTCAATAACAACAATATGGATACTCAAAGTATTATCAACAAAATCGCTAGCTTAGTAGGACTTGACAAACAAGTTAAATTAGGTGGCGGTGTATACGGTAAGTTAGAGGACGGCGGAGCAGTAATGACAGATTCATTTCAAGTTGGCAACGTATTATTCGTTGTTAGCGAAGACGGTAGCAAATCACTAGCACCAGACGCAGACCACAAAATTTATCTACCAACAGAAAATGGTAGCAAATTATATCAAATCACAACTAAGGACGGAGTAATTTCTCAATTAGAATTACAACCTAATCCAGGAAAAGAATTAAATATGAAACAAGAAAACTTGGCTGAAAACGATTTAGTAGGTGCAATTACATCTCCTAAACCAAAAGAAGACAACATGGAAGATCCAAAAGATTTACCAAACGTAAAATCTGAATTAGCTATGGAAGACGTAGCTTCAAGAATGGACGAAATGGCTGCAGAAATCAAACAATTAAGAGACGATATCGCTAACATCTATTCTAAGGTAGAACCTAAAGAAGACATGGAAAAAATGGGTATGGAATCTAAAGATGAAAAATCTGTAGTAGATGACGTATTGAAAAAAGGACTTGGCGCTGGCGGACAAGGTAAGCCTAACGATGGCGGACCTTCTAAGTACAACATGAGTGCTTCAAAAAAATTCACTGGTGCTCCAGTTGAAGAACAAAAGCCTTTACAAGGTTTATTAAGAACAAACAAGACAGAAAATGCTATGACTCGCGTATTTGCGAAGATGGCAAATTCAAAAATCTAATTATAAACAAAGTTAAACATTTTTTAAAATGCCAACAACTACATCGATCACCACTACCTATGCCGGACAATTCTCTGGTAAGTATATCGCAGCTGCTTTGTTATCAGCTCCAACTCTTGATAAAGAGTACATAACAATTAAACCAAACATCAAGTACAAAGAGGTAATTAAGAAGTACAGTAACAACAATGCTATCTTTGATGCATCTTGTGATTTCACTGCAACTTCTACAGTTACTTTGACTGAGATGATTTTACAACCTGAAGAATTCCAAGTTAACTTACAATTATGTAAGAAAGACTTCCGTTCTGACTGGGAGGCAATCGAAATGGGTATTTCTGTATTCGACAACTTACCTGCTTCTTTCACAGAATTTATGATCGGTCAAGTTGCTGCTCAAGTAGCTGCTCAAACTGAACAAAATATCTGGACTGGTTCTGGCGCAAGCACAGGTCAATTCCAATCTTTCGATTCTTTATTTAGAACAGCTGGTTCAGGAGTAATTTCTGGTTCAGTTGCAGCTAGTGGTTCTATCACTGGTTCTTCTACAGTAATTGCTGCTTTACAAGGTGTAGTAGATTTAATCCCTACAACTGTATATGGTAAAGAAGATTTAGGTATCTATGTTTCTACTGCTACTATGAAAGCTTTCCAAACTGCGGTTGGTGGAGGTTCAGCATATGCTAACGGTTACAATAACCAAACAGTTATTGGCTTGAAACCAATGGATTTCCAAGGTATTCCTTTATTACATTGCCCAGGCTTACCAGCTACATCAGTAGTTGCAGCTCAAAAATCTAACTTATTCTTCGGTACAGCTTTATTGTCTGACAGAAACGAAGTTAAAGTATTGGATATGGCTGATTTAGACGGATCTCAAAACGTTCGTATCATAATGAGATACACCGCTGGTGTACAATTTGGATTCGGACCAGATATCGTTTACCAAACTAGCTTGAACTAGTAGATCAATATTATAGGAGGTCATTAGTTTGGCCTCCTTATTTAAAAAAAAGAACAAATTAAAATTATAATAACATGCCTTGTAATATAACATTAGGAAGAAACGAACCTTGTAAAGACAGTATAGCTGGTCTTCAAGGCGCTTACTTCATTAATTACACAACAGGTAGCTTTGCATTGAATTCGAACGACGAAGTAACGTCTTTCCCTTCTGCTTCAACAGCGTATTACTACGAATTGAAAGGTGCAAATGGCTACACTGAAACTGTAAACACTAGTCGTGATAACGGTACTACTTTCTTTAGTCAAGAATTAAGTTTGACTTTAAAGAAATTGACTGCTGATATGACCAAACAATTCAAATTGTTGGCTTACGGTAGACCTCAGATCGTTGTTGCTGACAGAAATGGTAACGCCTTATTAGTTGGTAGAACTCAAGGAGCTGATATGACAGCCGGTACAATTGTTACTGGTACTGCATACGGTGACTTATCAGGATATACTGCGGTATTCACTGGTCAAGAGCAATTACCTGCTAACTTCTTAACAGGATCAACGTTAGCAAATCCTTTCGCTGGTGTAGCAAATGCTCCAACAGTTGTTTACGGATCTCTAGCTTAGTAAATTGATATACGAGACCTAGTCTCTATTCATATAACCACGTCGGGAGTACCCTGTCTGTCTCAACAGATGGGGTATTTTTTTGTAAAGTAAAACATTAATAAAATGGCAAAAGTAAAAGTAGCATCAACAATCGTAGTATCTGACACGAAGAAGCGAGGACATGCAAAGAAGTCCTACAATAAACACTCGAGTAGACCTAAGGCCTACAGAGGACAGGGCAGGTAATAAAACAAAATAGTAGAATTCAGTTATAATATATGATACAATTAACATGATAATAGTAACTCCAGATACAAACACTAAGCAATCATTCAGTGTAAGAACTATGCCTAGCGCTAGCTTGTCTAGTTTTAAGGTTAAGTTATTTCTAACTAACGAGGACACCAATAAACAAACCACTATAACAAACGTAACAGCGAGTTATAATAGCTTCGATTTCTTAATGGTGACAGCATCAATGTTTTTGACTGGTAGCGAATGGTACACAATGGATATAGTTCAATTATCAGGATCTACTGACTGTACTGTTTTATACAGAGGAGAACTATTCCCTACTACAGAATCCGCTACAGTTAGAAACTCTGAGCCTATGTTGAGTTACACTGGAAGCTCTTCAAATATTAACGACTATATTATATATTAATAACGATTATGGAAACAAAAGAATCAAGAGTAAAAGTAATAAACCTTTCAGGAGGCTACATACTGCCAAAGATTACCGAAACTAAAGGTAGAAAGCAACACGTAGAGATTGGAATCGATGGAGCTGACGATTTCTTTACTACACTTATTAAAAGATACGAAACTAGTCCAACAAATCAAGCTTGTATAGATGGATCTACAGATTTAATCTATGGTAAGGGTATTAAAGGTAAAAAAGGATTCCAACAATTAGAAGATTATCTTTACACTCTAACAACAAACGAAGAGATTAGAAAGATTGTATTCGATTACAAAATGTTTGGTAACGCTGCTATTCAGTGTGTATTCTCTGACGATAGACAAAAAGTAATTGGTTTTTATCACATTCCAGTTGACACATTAAGATCTGAGAAAGTTGGTGACGATGGAGTAATTCATGGTTTTTACTACTCATCTGATTGGTCAAACAAAAGAATACAACCAACAAGAATACCTGCATTTGGCGAAGAAGAATTTGAGAACGATACACAAATAGTTTACTTCAAGAAATATTCACCAGGTAAATTCTACTACGGTATTCCTGATTACTATAGCTCAATTCAATACTGTGCTGTAGAAGAGGAAGTAGCAAACTTACACATCAACAATATCTTGAATAACTTCATGCCAAGTACAATCATCAACTTTAATGGTGGTTTACCTGCATCAGAAGAACAATACTTGTTAGAAACGACTATAGCATCTAAATTTGCTGGCACTTCAAACGCTGGTAAGTTTATCTTAAGTTTTAACGAGAACGCAGAGCAAAAGACTACTGTTGAAATGTTAAGACCAGAGAATCTACACCAACAATACGATTTCATTGCAGAAGAGTCTTCAAGAAAGATTATGTTGGCACACAGAATTAC